CGCAAGCATTTCGGTGAATGGTGGGATGGATACGATGAACACGACACCGTTATCATCGACGACTTCTACGGATGGATTCGGCACTGCGAGTTACTTAGACTCACTGATCGCTACCCCCACCAGGTTCCGATCAAAGGCGGATTTAAAGAATTCGTACCGAAAGATATCTTTATTACCTCGAACAAACCCATATCAGATTGGTACGATTTTGGAAGAATTGGAGCAAGCCCAGCTGCGCTGTACAGAAGAGTTACGACATACAAGTGGGTAACCAAGAACGCAGATGGAGACACGATATTTGAGGACTTTATTGATGCTACGACTGGAAATAAAATACAAATTGACTTTTAACTTTGTGGAATGTCTTTTGGTTCACTAAACTGTACAATGTAGTCTATAGTTACAAATGCTTGCATGATAACACCACTAACAGCCGCATCATTAGCGGAACAAAACCATAACTGATAAAGGGCTTCCTCGGGTGGATTACCAGTAACAGCGGCCCCGAGTCTAGGAACATTATCTTTTACATCTTTAACATTAAAAAACTTTTTCGCTGAAAACTTAGCCCCAGTTCTAACAGTCATGACATTTTGATCATTGGGTATCATAATCCTATACGACATACCCCGTTCAGATAAATTATCAAAATTACTACCACTGGGAGCAATTGAGGTAGGATCATCAGTTAACTTAACACCACACAAAATAGCATTCCTGTCATTGCTATCAGGATTTTCAGCAATCCATCTGACAGTAATTTTAGAACCCAAAACTACATAATGATTATAAAAAATACTATACTGGTCAAACCCTAAAGGCTGATGGCCAGTACCAGTTGCATTAGGATCAAAGCAACTATTAGCACGCATATTATGGAACGTAGAGCTAAACCCCACTGTCGGGGCCATCGGTATCCGTTCCGCATATCTGATACGTACAATTCTGTTATTAGGAAAGCCAGAGTAATTTGCTTTCATAGACAAAGTATTCCTCTTGAACCGCTTGATGCGCTTCCGAACATTTAGACGACGCCGCTTATAAGCGGGTCCTCGCTTGCGACCTGCTCCACGCTTACGTTTCATAATTGCTGCACGACTGCCAATCTCTAATTCTATTTATAGACTGGTAGCCAGTGTAGCCACGTAGCCAAAGTGGACGGGTAATACTAACCGTCCACTGTGGATACACTAGGCAATTTTAAGTGAGGATCGACGGTCGCGCGTTTTCATTATAGTAACAGTGGCGTTCGTGCGCCAGTGAGGGTGGAGGACCTGCGGCAGCGGCCGCTAGGCCCGCGGCCTGCCGCGCAATATTAGACCTAGGGGGTGAAATTTTTTTTTTTATTTTTTTCCCGGGATTCGATCCCATAACCTTCGGTACTCATTTTCACCCTATGTATACACGGCGTAGCCACTAGGACAACCCTCTTTTCTTCAAGATGGCTGGCACTCCAAGACTCAAGTATTGCTTCACCCTCAACAATTACGAGGATGACGACGAAACGCGCATCAAACTTTTTTTCGAGGAAAAGGCTGCGTACGCTATCTACGGACGTGAGATAGCTCCTACAACCGGTACTCCACACCTTCAAGGTTACGTACACCTCAAACAAAAAATGCGCTTTAATGGATTTAAGGATGCAATTGGGAATGCTTGCCACGTCGAACCAGCAAAAGGGTCCGACCAACAAAATTTCGAATATTGCTCTAAGTCCGGTGATTTTTTCGAATATGGAGAAAGAACTACTCAGGGTAAGCGTACAGACTTGGACTCAGCTATTGATTTATTGAAAGAAACAAAGTCGCTCAAACGTGTTGCTGAAGAACACCCTGGTGCTTACATGAGATATTACAGGGGGATGCAAAGTTGGAAAGCTCTCGTTATCCCAACCGTACCCCGCAACGCCAAAACCAGAGTACATGTATTTGTGGGACCTCCTGGAACTGGAAAATCCAGAGCTGCTGCCGACGCTGCCAACGGAAGCGTCTTCCGCAAGCATTTCGGTGAATGGTGGGATGGATACGATGAACACGACACCGTTATCATCGACGACTTCTACGGATGGATTCGGCACTGCGAGTTACTTAGACTCACTGATCGCTACCCCCACC